AATTCACCCAATAAAAAACCGCCCATAAAGGACGGTTGGTTTTTTAAGTTATATAGTGCTATTTAGCTTGTTGATTGGTGCGGATTACTCTAAAGATAGCAATCGGGGTGATGCCATAACTGCTTGTATTCCTACCCATTGTTTCTTTGAGCGACTGAGACAATTCCAAGATTACATCACCAAAGCTACCAGTTGTCATATCTATATTCATATCATCATTTGGGATGGCGTCTAACACTCCCAAAACATAATATTCCCCAAACAACACCTTACCATGCTTTAGGTTGATATCGTGTGGATTGCCGACCATTTCTCCACGATTTAAGGTCATCCATACCATGTCTTCACCGACTTTTAGTCTAGCTTCAAGTGCATATGGAATAGCCTTAATTAATTGAACCACTGGCTTGTTTTCCTCAAGCTTTTTCTTTACCGCCTGCCTTTTTCTATCACCATACAATTGCTTGTATTCTTCTTCGGTTGCAAAGTACATTGTTGGCTCAAGTAGATTTTGCAGTGTTTCTATATCTGTAATGCTTAGCACACCGTTTAATAACACCAAATTACCTGCTGAATTCTCACCAAGTTCTCGACTGATAAATCCTAACTCGTCTAGCTTATCAATCATTTCCCTAGGTAATGTTGGTGTCGCATCATAAGTCTTTTCGCTAGATTGATTTTCACCTGTAGCATAGTTCACCTTAGCGTCAATCTTTGCCATAGCATTTACGCCAAAAGCACCCTCGCTCGCTAAGCTGCTATTAAGTGCGTTATTTGCCTTAATACTAGCCAACGAGCCAAACCCTGTCAGCTGCGCATAAAACGAGCGAATTTTAATGCTGTCAAGATATAAAAAATCAAAGAGAGATTCTGTGGTTGGTAATTCTTGCGCCACGGTTAATCTCCTCTTTTACCTTTTTTTGCTCTTGGTGAAATTTCTCGGTTTCCCTGCTCATTGCTTGGTTTAGGCAACTAAACATATCACGCAAAAGTTGAGCAGAGTGGTGAGTTGCATCTGATTTTTTAGCATTATCTTGCATACACCCATCTCCTTGATGATAACAATACTAAAAGTATCGCTGAAATTATATTATAGCAAGCATGATATGGTTTGAACAATTTGTTTTACTTATCAATAACAAATACCAATACCCCACTCACCATCTGATGAGCAGGGTATAGCCTAAATTTATTAAAATTTAACAGTTTACAATCCAAGAATTCTTGCTTTTTGAGCAGCAAATTCTTCATCAGTCAAAATACCTTTCTCTTTAAGCACAGCCAACCTTTCAAGCTGTGCGATAATTTCATCATCAGAAGCGGTCTGAGCACTTAAATTTGTTTGCACTGGCTGGCTTGATACAGATGACTTGCTGATGTCTGAAATTTTTGCTCTAACATATTCAGCAAAATTACGGACATAAGCTTTTTCAATATTGCCTATATCTGCCCTATTGCCAGATGCAAAAATCGTGATTTTCCCCATCAAAATACCAGTTTCATACTGAATTGATGAAATGTTTTTTAATGGAAAATCTTCCACCTTTAAACTCATAAGACCTTTATTAATGAAAATTAGTCGAGAATTGGTGCAAACCAAAATCCCGTTTCCATTTTTATAAAAACCCTGCACCACTTTTTCAGGCAACTCATTTTCCCATAAAATGTTTGGCAGTTCTTTAATTTCACCTTTTCCTAACCAATTAATACCTGCATCCTTATTTTGCAAAGCAGCTTGGACTTCTTCTAACGACGGCATGTAATTCTCCTTGTAGTATCTTAAATAACTTAAAATAGGTAAAGAATTTCACCTATGGATTTTATTTACATACTTTCTTAGATGCGCTGATTGATCCATCTTTACAGACAAACTTACCATTGCTGCAGTGAGAGATACCGCCTTTTTTGCCACTACATGGCGTATTTTTAGCCATAGCAGGCGTGGACGATAAGACAAATACGGTAGCAAACACACTTAAAACTGATAAAAACTTGTTCATAATAGCACCCTTTGATTGATTGAGTTTTTATTATAAACAAAGTTACACCAATTTAGCAATTACATTGAATTAAACATTGCAATCATTTCCGCCACTTGTATTCTTGCTTTTTGTGCCTCGCGCCGCTGCTCATACTCTTGACGCTGCTCATCTGTCATAGGGTTTGGATCAATGATCATATAATCAGACAGCTTACCGCCGCCCATGGATGCGGCGATCGTTGCAGCTTGGATGTCGCCACGATAGCCGCCAATGGGGTCAATGTCATGAAATGCTTGCCATTCTAGAAACTCTGTATAGCTCATTTTACTGGCAAGCTCAGCGACGGTCATACCCAGATGAGCCGCCAATTTAAACAAAAATCGGCGGTCAGCATGAGCGATCAGTCCTTTTTTAAGTCATCCACCTTGGCATCAAAGCCATTTACTTCCCTGATCGCCTCAATCAGTTTGGTTAGTGTATCGGCGTGCATTTTGCCTAAATCTTTGATGTCATTTTCGGCAAATACACGCTTACCTTCTTCATCACAGACAGAAAATGTCACTAAACGCAATGATGATTTGACATCATCGCCTTTATCATGCATAAGCCTACCCTGCTCTTCTACTGTCAGTTTTTTGATATGTACAGTGCCAATACCGTCGATGTCGTAAGCAGTGGGCGTACCAAGATTGCTTAATGCTTTTAGCAAATCGTTTTTTAAATTACTCATGATTTATCCTGTTATCAGTTAATAAGTTAATAAAAAAGGGTGTGTTTGCACCCTTATTCGGTCAGTTCTTTTGTCGTATCACCAGTGATTGTGATTCTGCCCTTTTTACGCAGTTTTTTCTTAGTATCTTCAGCATCTGTGGTCAGTTCTGCGATAATGCCTTTGAATTGGCGGCTTTCGCTTGTCGCTTCCATGAATTTCAGCTGAAAATACAGCTCTCTACCACTTTCAAAAGATTTTTGTAGCAGTTTATGTGTTTCATCCTCTGGTAGCAGCACATACTCAAACTCTACTTCCGAATTTTCTTTATAATCGACGACAGCATTGACTTGGCGTCTGTCATCTGTAGCAGTAATGTCATCAAGAACTTTCGCCTCAGATGGTACACCGCATGATGTTAAACGCTCAATTTTTTTGAAGCTTGAGCTTGTATTTGTTGCTGATACGAACAGCTGATAAAAGCTGTCTTTTGCATTTTCTACAGTATTTGTTTCTGCCATAATAGTCACCTATGCAATTGTTTGCCAAAATTCGTACTCAATGATTGCGCGATAAAGCCCATCATCGTGTACATACACCACGCCACCATACTCTGATGGCTTGATTGTGTTTAATCGCTTGACCGCTTCTTGTGCCAGTGCGATAGTCTCATCATAATCTGCTGCGTAAATATCAATCTGCACACCTACCCACTCATGCCCTGTTGCCCCGTCTAGTGTGTTATCTGGCACATTTGACACCAGCGTATAAACCATAAAAGGCGGTGTGCTATCAGCGGTCTCAGGTACGAACAACGGATAAACACGATCATTGACTAATTCACCCAGCAAGCCAAAAATTCTTTTACTTGCTATCATTATCCACCCATGATTTTGTCAATACGCTCTCCCAATTTGTTTTTAAATCGATCCGCAGCATCTTCAGCACCGCTATTAAATGCAGGTCTAAAGATCGGTCTTGCTGCTTGATACTTTGTACCATATTCATTAAAAAACCAGTAATATGCTGAGCCGTGCGTTTTTCCTGAGCCTTCTGCGACATAAATAGCAATCGCCGCACCATCCAAATTTGCAGACTCGCCACGGGTTAGGCGTCGTCTTTTGATGCTTTTGTGATAAAGACCTGATTCTTGAATTTCGTATTTACCTGTGCCTCTTTTTGCACGCTTTTTCCCTGGTCCTTGACCATAGGACATATAACGGCGGTATGGTGCTTTTGTCATTGGTGCCTGAGATCTGACATATTTGTACATCGGTAATGATGCATACATCAGTGAGCTATACAATGCACTACCTGCTTGCTTGTTAGTAATCTCTTCCCTGGCTTGTTTAAGTTTTTTGCCAAGTTCTTCTGCACCAATCAGTTTCATTGTTCTGCCCCCTGTAGCAGTAGGGTAAGATATTCTCGACCACTTTTATTGTCCGCCAACGGCTCGCCAATAATATCGTAGGTTTTACCACGGCACACGACACGCATATTACGCTTAATATCATCTCGATATCTGATTTTAAGCCTTGCCAATATCTCCACGCCTGCCGCTTTCCCAGCAATGACATCTTTGGCAGAGACGGGTGTAAATTGCCCCCAAACCGTATCTATGACAGACCATGTTCGCTTGGTTGCACCTGTTTGTGATCGTGATTGTAAATGCTGCATGAAAGATACTCTATCTTTAAGCTTACCTGCTTGCATCACACCCCCAAATTTCGATAAGGCTGTAACAACGCCTCAAATCCAAAGGGGATTGATTGCGGCGTTTGATAGTCATTATTGACAGCTTCTCGGTTGTCATACCAATGCCCAACAAGCAGTAACACCGCTTGCTGTACTGCCAGATTGCTTTCATCAAGTAATCCGTCGATGTAATTTGACGCATGAATTAAAGCAGCATTCAAATAATGCATAAGTAAATCATCTTCATCGTCATGATCGATACGGCACTGATGCTTGACCATTTCAAGCGTTATCTTCTGTGTCATCGCCATCATCACCTTTATTTTCAAGCACAGGTTCAGCCTTGTTGCTTGGTACTTTTTTAGCTTTGCTTTGCACTTTTTTGTTTGCGTGAGCCTTACCAATCAAACCAAACTCAATTAAACGCTTGGCGGTAAAATCATCATCAAGCTGCCTGATATCGCCCTCATAGTATTGCTTATCGCCATAATGCTGTTTTAAGACTTCATATTCAGCCATTTTCATCTCCCATAAAAGATATGACCTGTCCTGATGGCAGGTCATATCAGCAAGTTTCAAGGCTTATTTCGCTACCAAATCGCCATAAATAAACGCCTCAGGGCGATATACGGCTAATGCAAGACGCTCTTCGCAAAGGATAGTAACCAAGTTTCGTACAAAGTCATCCTCGTTTTCGGTTGCCACGGCAATCGCCGCTTGCTGTCGGTCAAAGATTTGTGCACCAAGGTTAAACGCACCTGTCAAGAATTTGCCCGTACCCATGGCGGTTGTTTCAACAACTGGTACGCCCCATAGGGTGCGATTTGCCGTACCTTGTGGCAAGCCGATGATATGCCTATTATCCGCATCTTTTTCTAGCTCAATCTTAGCCCAATCGATTGGGTTTAAGACGATGCCAGAGGCAGGATATTCGGCTAACACCGCTTGTAGCTGTGCCAATCGCAACTGGTCAATGATGGTATATGTGCTAAGCGTCGCTTTGTCTGCAAATGCTGTCGCTTGCGGGATAATGCCCTTAAGATTGCCATTTTCGCCATCACCGTTTAGCAGCTGACGATCTTCAACCAGTTTTAAGCCATAAATCAAGCGTCCGTTGATATAGCTTGCCAAAGCTGATGCGTCATCTAAAATTTGTCGTGACGCTTTGACATAGTGTGCAAGGGTTCGCACTGATACGCTTTGGGTGTCAAACTTGATATGTGACTGTGCTTTTTTGTCACCTTCATTGTGCTGTGCTGCTGCTGAGTTTGTAAAGCCTGTTTCACGCACATATTCAAGTGCATTGCTATCAGTCGTGCCTTTCATCAGCAAGTCACGCACTCGCAGACGCTGATCAGGTGGGGCTACAATGCCTCCTAGACGCTGTGTTTGTACCAGTGCACCTGCTGCCCCGCTGGTGTCGGTGGTGGCACTGGTAATCGTCGCTTTAATATTTAGCTTGGCTCGATTGCCTGCGGTCGGATTATCAGCAAATTGCTTAAACGCATCAGATTCAAACAAACGCTCACCCAGTGACTTTTCAGGCTCTTGATTTTGTGCTCTGCGTGCTTGTTTTTGCTCTATGGCATCAAGGCGTGCTTTAACATCACCCATTGATTTAAGCGCTTCATCAACATCCCCTTTTAAAGTAGATAAGTTATTTTCACCTTTTTCTAAGCGGCCCGTTAATTCTTCGCCCAAGCCCTTGACATAGTCAGTGGCTTTTGCAAGCTCGGTGGCGAGCTGTTTTGTCATATCAGACATTTATGTCTCCTGTGATAGATTTAATGATTTGTAATGCATCTTTAAGTTCTGCTGGCTCACCCAGCAATTGACGCAAGCCGTGTGATGCGATTGCAGTGGCTTGCGATTTGCTAAATCCTGCATCACGCAAGAATTTTTCAAATTCAGATAAAGTGGGCAGCTGCCCTTGTGCCAAAGCCGATTTGACCACTGTCACGGTCGATGCGTCGTTGGCAGGAAAGGTAACGATTGAGATTTCAAATAAATCCAATTCTTTGAGCAGTAGCACCTCTTTGGTATTGTCATAGTCTGCTTGCTCAACACGATAGCCGATAGATAAGCCGTCAATCACGCCTGCTTTGATGAGTGCGTGTGCTTCACGGGCTTTTGGCACATCATCAATCAGTAATTTGCCCTCACCGTATAGCCCATGTTCATCCTCTTTGAGTGCTGTCCATACGCCGATGGGCTGTGCTCTGTCGTGTTGCCACAGTATCGGCGGCATTTTGCTGCGTGTTTCAAACTTTGCCAGTGATTTGACAAATGCACCTTTTTGTACGCTGTCGCCATAGCTGTCCACAACATCAAAAACATTGCAATAGCCACTAAAAAAGCCGTCATCTTTAACGATTGACGGCTCAAAATTAATTGATTTGGTTTTCATGATCTTGTCCCAATTTCTCAAGTGGTGTTAGATTGAGCTGTACGGTCAGACTGTCGCCACCTGACATTGGCGGCAGATCTTCTAAGGCACGCACCTCATTACGAGTCATCACGCCATTTTGTAGCATGGTTGTGTAAAAATTAGCACGCCCTTGGCTGTCAGCACGCAGCAGACCCTCAACGCTAAATTTAGGGCTGTACTGCGACCGCTCGGAGGGATTGAGCAGCTTTTTACGAATCGCCTGCTCAATGCGTTCAAGCGTTGGGCGTAAGCTGTAAGTCAAAAAGCCTAAATTCATGCCCTCAAGGCTCGATGCCCATGAGCTTGCCTTATCGGTATGACCGATCAGCTGCGGAGGCACACCAAAAGCTCGGCATATCTCTTCAATGCCAAAATACCGAGTTTCAAGCAACTGAGCATCGCTTGGGTTCATCTTAACCCCGCTAGATGACACGCTCATACCAGCTTCTAGCACCATGTATTTGCCAGCATTCTCAGGCTTTGAAAAATATTCAAGATTACCTCTTAGCTTTTGCCTTTGCTCGCTGTTTAAGATATTGTCAGTCTGCAAAAAGCCGCCAGCTTTTAAGTTATTGCCAAAAGTGTGGCTTGCAGCATTGTTGGCGTCAATTTGTGCACCCATCACGCCTGCTTGATAGCGGATTGGCGACAAGCCAACCAAGCCATCCATGGTAAACCCTTTGATATGTAACACATCTTCAGCACCAAAAATATCCTCACCGACTTTATAGCTAATATCACCATCACGATTTCTTTTCACTACGGTAATTGATGGGTCTAATATATCAAGACTAACCACCCTACCGCCCAATCGTGTGATGTACACATAGGCATTGCCCCACAGGTCAAGACTGACAATCACCGACTCCCAAAATTCAGACGCTGTCATGTCCGCATTTGGGCTGTCATGCAAAATTCGGTACAAATGGTGATCTGTTGCCAATTCCTTGCTATCAGACTTTAAGTGCAGGGGCAAACTGGCGATAGTCTGACTTCTTAATCGTACACACGCCCAAACTGCCGATAATTTTAAAGCGGTTTCTGCGGTTACTGCCGTGCCAGATGGCATGTGCATTGAGTTAAACGGAGCAACTTCGCTACCTTTATCAAGTCGCTTACCGCCCCCAAACAATCTGGCGTAAAACCGTGACCACCAGTTTTCATCATTCATCTTTAAGCACCCTGTGTCTGTTAATACGGTCGCATGCCACGCCAAAATAATAATCGTCTAGCTCAAATCCGATAAACTTACGCCCTGTATTGACACACGCCACGCCTGTTGAGCCTGATCCCATAGTAAAATCAAGCACTGTTTCTCCCTTGTTAGTGTAAGTTTTGATTAAGTACTCAAGCAGATCGACGGGTTTTTGTGTTGGATGCAAACCCCTTTCTGTGCTGTTAGAATTGCCAAATTCCAAAATATGTCTTGGATAATTGGTAAATTCTTGTATATACTCGCTTGCTTTGCTGTTGCAACTATACAACGCACCGTCCCTCCCCCGCTTCTCTTTGAGAGCTTCTCTGCCTTTCTGGACTTTTTTTTATCCAAGCGTACTAGCCCCTGCGGATAATAACGTGGCACACCATCAGAAAATACCATGATATTTTCCAATGTTTTTAAAGGGCGTTTTTTAGCATTAATAAAACCGCCAACAGCAGATTTTTTCCAATACCAGTCATATTTATAATTTTTGATATTGGATAATCTTACTTGCGTGCTAAATGGCTCAATGCCAAATAAAGCAATAATGCAATTTGGCTTTATAACTCTTTTTAATTCCTGCCATAGTTTTTCGTTATCAATTTCATTATCCCACTTAAAGTCAAGTACTCCATAAGGCGGATCGGTTAGCACCATATCCACACTGTTATCAGGCAAAGTCTTTAATAGCTCTAAGCAATCGCCTTGTTGTAATTGTATATCCATTAAAAATCACCAATAAAAAACCTGCACCGTTAATCGATGCAGGTAAATAATTTGTCTTGTGTGCTACAAAGGAAAAGAGATTAAGCAATAATCATATTATCAAAAAATTCATCCACATTCCCAGTATCTGTATGCACAATCGCCCTAGATAAAGCCATAATCAATGCGACCATACCGTCAATCTTATTCTCAGCCCTTTCTTTATTCGGATAGATATTATCCTTTTTATCAAGGGTTGCCACCACATTTGACGCTTGCCAAGTTAAAATTGGGCAATCACCATGTGCCAGTCGCTTTTGTAGCACCAACGCCTCAAGCTCTTTCATCGGCTCGCTCATGTTTTGCACGGTGTGTCTTAGCTCGACCATCACCATGCCTTCTTTTTCCATCTCTTGGGCAAGCTGTGTGGCTTGCCATGGGTCATACGCCACTTCTTGCACATCAAACCGACCATAAAACTCACGCAAATCGTCCTTAATGGCATCAAAATCCACCACCTCCCCCATGGTCAGGGTGAGCAGGCTATCGGCATCCCATGCTCGATAACGCTCAGTGTTACTATCAAGCTCTTCAAGCACACGCACATCTGGCAAATAATAACGCCCATGTACATGGTAATTGGGATCGTCAGCTGTCGGTGGGAATAGCAAAATTAGTGCCACCATGTCAATTTTTGTGGCAAGATCAAGACCGATAAAGCAAGGACGGCCTGTCAGTGCAGACAACGGCAACCGCTCTGGAGCATTTGCCCATTTTGCCATGTTCAGCCAAGCATTTTTTGCACCCACCCACTCATTTAGGTGTTTCGTTCTAAAAATTGCCTGCTTAGCAGCACTCATCTTAGCATCACGCTGTCTTGCCTGCAAAAATTCAGCCGATACTGAGATATCCATGTTTGGATTGGCTTTTTTAAGTGCAATTTCGCTTGTCCAATCATCGTCTTTGTCCATGCCATATAGCACCGCCCAAAGGTCGGGAATATCCATTACCCCATCAAGCATTTTTTCAGCATCTCGCACCATCTGATGGCACGCACCCCCGATGGATGAACCTGCTGTAGTAATCACAAGCATAATCGGCTGTTCTCGTGCACCCATGCCCGTTTCCATGGTGTCGTACAAATCGTTATTTTTATGCTCATGGTACTCATCAATGATGGCACAAGATGGGCTTGAGCCATCACCAGGCTTACCAATGATCGGTTCAAATCGTGAGCCATCGGCTAAGCGTGCCATGTTCGATGCATTGACTTCAATGCCGTAAAAGTCTTTAAGTGCTTTGGTACGCTCAACCATGATTTTAGCTGGTCGAAATACTTCCCAAGCCTGTTTTTCGGTGGTTGCACCGCTATATACTTCAGCACCAAACTCGCCATCAGCACAAAACATATAATTGCCAATGCCTGCTGCAATGGCAGACTTACCATTTTTACGACACACAAAAATTAAAATCTTAGTATAACGACGAAACCCCGTCGCTCGCTTAATCCAACCAAATGGCAGGCAGCAAGCAAAGATTTGCCACGACTCAAGGGCGATTTTTTCGCCTTTTGATGCCCACTTGCCCTTGGTATGCGGTAAAAGCTGGATAAACTTTGCCACCTTTTCTGCCTTGGCAGGGTCAAAAAAATACGGATAATCAGGGTTAGTTTCGCTGTTTTTTAGCTCGTCTAAGTGCTTTTGGCAGGCCAATTTAATGTATTTATTGGCGATAATCTCACCAGATAGCACCGCATGAATGTAATCTAAGGCTTTTTGTACATTGGGATAAGTCATAAATCTGCAAAAGGATTGGCGATAGGTTCGCTGTTGGCTGCACCTGTCAGCCGTGTGCGTGATGATGGGTCAAGACCCAGCAATGACCCAAACTTCATCATCTGCGTTTTAGCTTCGTTAATGATGGTGAGTGCAGGGTTTTTATTCAGCTTGCCGTTGTCATCCATGATAACAAGCCCATACCGCTCCACTTCTTGTTCAGCTTCACGCCACCTACTGTAGCTCATGCAAAATGCTTCGACATTATGCACATCTGCCACAGTTAGCACGCCAGTTGCCAACAATTCAGGCATCACAGTACACCACATGGTCACGGCAGTACCTGTCATCCATACTGGCGGTTCGATTTCGGTGATTTGTGCAAATTTGGGTTCGTTTTTGTTCAGGGCACGCTTGCCAGGGTTGCCTGTCAATTCTTTAATAGCTGTTGGTTTTGGTTTTCGCCCTTTCATTTTTCCACCTGTTAATTTATCTTAACTTACCCTAAAACTTCCAATTTCGCGGTCGTAAAAATTTTTTTAAGGGGGCGGTGCTACAAGACAATCTTTCCAAACTTTTTACCCGCCCCTCCCGTCCTGTGCCGTCTTAATCTTGTGACAAGAACTACAAAGTGACTGCAAGTTTGCCATATTGTCTGTGCCACCTTTCGCCTTGGGTATGATATGATCCACATCGGTTGCGTGTGTGTATCGTGCATCAGCTTTGCACATTTGACAAAGATACTTATCACGCTTAAGCACCTGTAATCTTAATCGCTTCCACTGGCTACCATAGCCACGCTCTGACGCTGATTTATTATGTTGCCAGCCATGGCGGAGGTGTGCGTGTTCATCACAATAACCCTTCATTAATCTGCTTTTAACAAGATTTTTGCACAGTCTGGCTCTGCATGGTGTTGTCATATTTCTTCCATAAAAAAAGTGCACCTTTTAATTAGGTGCAATCCTCGAGTTTGATAATATCTTACTATTAGACTGTCGACAAAACAAGACTTATTTGTAGGGTTTATGTAAATGAATACAGTTTATGCAATAGCCCAGCTAAAAATGATTCCGCTTTAATAAGAGCAGATCTAACATCATGTCGGCTTGCTCGGCTCTTGCCCCGATACCCAATGGCACTCAAATAGCGTACCGCAATCTTTTCATGAGACCACCCCCATACATAAAACATCATAAACACATTGGCTGACACTGGGCAATATCTCGCCAGTTCACTGACCCCCTTATCAATTTGCAAGCCCCGATTATCTGTCATCACATATACGCAGCGGCTTGCTGGTAGCTTTGATCGCTCAACCATTAGCCAAGTGCTTTTAGTTTTCAAGCAATCAGGGTTATCACGCACCCATTTACCCCACTCTCTGTATTCGTTCATATCGTCCCCTTGATTCTTTTAATCTCATCTTGAATATACCAAACCGCCTTTTGTAAGTCCTGAATATCACTGTTACCATCTTTTAGCCCTGCTCGCCAAAGGTATTTAATGGCGTTGCCGATATTAAAATTACGATGGCGTGTAATCTGTATGCACTCAATGCCTGATGGGTCTGATGTATAGTGACTTGGGTGATTGACTTCGTCTTGATTAGTCTCTTTCTGATTTTTTTTCAAAGAGCTGTTATGAACAAGTTTACCGTTCGCCATATACTTATGGTCTTCGCCTGCGTTTAAGATGTCATATACAAGAACAACTGCTCCGTCTGCATAAGTCATCATTGGGCGTGTTCCTTGTATGGGATAGATTGTGGTTGAACTCGGCAAAGGGCAATCAATAATGGATATCATATTGTTTCGTGCATACTCTAATGAAACCATACCACTTTCAGTAAAGACTTTATGCCCTCGTGTTCCACATAAACCATCATAGTTAATGACTTCTTGCACACCGTTACAAATCACGCCATCGTGTTCTACAAACTCTTCACCATTCCATATAAGAGTATCAGATGTAGCGTCTATGATGTTCGCATAGTAAGGTGATGGGTCGAACGGATTTTTAGACTTTAGACACACTATAGTTTCCGCTACGAAACAACCGCCATACCTACCTGTGTGAGCCGACGCATAGCGTAACGGTATCGGCATGTTGCCACGGCTGGCTATATCTAAAACAAACGCATGGGCAAACGGTGTCCAGTGATTATGTTTTGCTAAGTATTTGATTAAGTTTTTATTTTGTTCAGGGGTGAAATTACTTGCGTCTTTAGCAAATGACACCCTAGCGGCATTCACTACAGAATTATCATCGCCCATGTGGTCTTTATAAACCGCCATCATAGGGGCTTGTTTATATGTCATGCTCATTCATATCTCCAAAATATCAATATTATGTACAGTTTTCATTAAATGTTTTTTTAAACGATATACTTTATCTTTTTTTGTAATTGCTGATTTCACATCTTCAACAACGGTTTTGCCAATCCTATTATCAAAATACACGAAATCGGCAATATAACGCACGCTAGGACGCTTTCTAGGCTCGCCTGCTATCCTAGTACCACTAACCAAAATAAATGGCTTCTGTAGCGTTAAATCGCTAATTAAACCACTATTTTGCATTTGCTTTAGCACAAGGTAACGGTTTGCCTCTTTTTTACTGTCAAAAGTAATGCCATCAATTTGTGTTTTTTTGTTTTTGTACTTCACGAACTTTATCCCGGTAAATTTTGTAAACAGTGCATGCTCGTCTGGTCTCATCATTTCGCAAGCCTGCGTAGTAGATAGATCTTAAAACCATCACATCGTCGTAATCCAAGTCAGTGATTGAATGCCAGATATCACGGTGACATGGTTCTCGTTTTCTCATACTAACCGCCCTGTGATCTTCCCAAGCGTTGCAAAGATTTCATCCTGACGATCTTTTGATACAGGCCAATGCTCATCATTGGGCTTGTTTTCAATCGCAGGTGGTGGTGTGTAAACTTGGCAAGTGATACCGTCTTTGACAAAGCGATTAACGATCAGCTCATACTCATCTTTGAACGCATTTTCAGCACGCCATTTGTCATGTTCTGACTTGATATCCTGCCAAAGGTGGTAGGTGGCATCATAGGCTTGTTTTTCAGCAACAGTGATCACCGTGTTCTTAGGATGAGCAATCCACTTCAAGATATTGCCCAGAGCACCTGATTTGCCACGATAACTGTCTGAAATGGCATCGTCATGGCTAAAGCTTGCTAAACCCAAACACCAGCGACGAAACAAAGCTGCATCTGGACAAAAACCCTTGCTTACCATCGTGTTGATACCCACAACCAACTGCTCAGGTGTCAAATCTTGTGTGACAAAAGCAAAAATATTCACCACATCTGCAGTTTTCATAGCACCATAGCGTTTTTCAAACGAACCAACAGCTAAGCCTTGTATGACTGCCACCAAGTGTGACGGACTGTGAATTTGAATCATCAAGTTACTCATGCGTCACCCCAAGTTTTGGATTTGCGTTTTTGCTGTAAAAATTTTCACCAAAGTTATTCGCCATGGCTGCCAATTCATCAGTGCGATTCGTTGGTTTTTTGCTGTCCGATCTTGATAACCATTGACGAAATTTCTGTCTTCTCACAAAGTCAGTATTCAGCGGTTTACCAAGCGTGGCTTGATTGTCGTAGTACGCCTTGAAATCTTGCAAAGTGATTTGATACTGCGATGCATTGAGTGTGACATTCACGCCTGCCCTAAGCAATTCAGATTGCATTTCCTGCATGGGTGGTGGTTGCCAATCCGCCAAGCTGCAAAAATTTTGCTCGCGCGCGTTAGTGTGTGTATATATATTATTGGTTATTGGTTTATGGTTATTGGTTGGTTGAACGGTCGTTGAACGGTCGTTAATTTCCTGTTGAACGGCTGTTGAACGGTCGTTAATGTGATGTTCATCATTTGCTTGCTGATTGTTTTCGTCTTGTTCAGCTTTCTTTTTACGAGCGTTAGCCGAAGCTTTGCCAGCATTTGATGCAACTTCTTGCTTTTTCTTGTATTCTGCAATTTCTTCATCGCATCGTGCTTGGTGATAGCCATCATCTTCCAAAATAAAAAAATCTTCCAGCACCATATCCACTGCTTTTTGCAGTTTTTTGGTTGTTGCTCGAAGGTAGCGATAAATTTTATTTTTATCTGATGGTAAGGGTAATTCGTTTGAATAATACCAAGTGAGTGCACGATGATACATGCACTCTTCTTCGACACTCAAATGAATGGTTGCATTGTTAAAATCATTAATGTTGTGACTATAGTAATGCATCAGTTCACCTCCGCCGCATAGTAAACGCAATAAATATGATTGGTGCTATCACGAAGCTTCTTGTTTTTGATCAGCGTTTTGCCTTCACGCTGATTAAACCTGCTCACTGCCGAGCCTGCCGCTTTAATCCCAAATTGTTTTTTGATTTGAGCTGATGTCATATGCTCACCTGTTTTTTGTAGATGCGATAGCAGCAATCTAATCTTGGCATTTGGATTATACTGGCGGCAGGCGTGAGCTTTGCACACCATTTTCTTTGTCTGCTCTTTATTAAGATTGATGACTTTGCCACCTTTTTTGATAAATTCAGCGATTTCTCGCTCTTGGGCGTCAAAATCTGTGCGACGCTTACTAAAAGCATTGCTCACAAAATTAAAGTTTGGTATAATAAATTCGTTCATTTAACTTTCCTTAAGTTAATCCGAAAATGGACACCGCCCCTAGTTGCTTCTAGGGGTTTTTGCTTTCTTTCGTGGTCGTAACTCTTCTGAACGCACCACGCCGTTTGTTAGACTTTCTGCCAAGTCTGCATTATCTCGACTAATATAAAAGCGATTATTTAACCAACCACTCACAGACGATTGTTCCACATCCAAAGCATCTGCTAGCTTCATCTGTGATCCAAAAAACTCAATGAGACGCTGCACAGCTTTATTTTTTGTTTTAGACATTACACCACTCTCTTATAAAAATATAAGAAATTATAAGTTAAATGATACAAAAAATCAATTAAAAAATAAGCATTCTAATTTGTAAAAATATTAGTTATCTAATATAATTGCCCTAGAGATATCCTAAAAATAGGAAAAAGCTATGGAACTCAAAGATCGTCTGAAATATGCAAGAAAAGCCAAGGGGCTTACCCAAAAGCAAGTAACCGAACAAATTAAGGGCTTGTCCCAATCTGCATACTCTCAGCTTGAAAGTGGTAAAAGCAAAAGCACCACTCGTGCTATTGAGCTGGCACATCTTTTTGGTGTTGATGTACATTGGTTAATTTCTGGCGAAGGTGAGATGACAAAAAATAATTATAAACTCACCCCTATCACCGAATGGGACAATGGCACCCCACTGGATGATGATGAAGCTGAGATCCCTTTTTATAAAGACATTGCCTTTGCCTGTGGGCATGGTGCGGTCAATGATGATGTGACACATGAAACCCGCAAATTACGTATGGGTAAGCGTACACTGAGCAATCTTGGGGTAATGTCTGAAAATGCCTTTGCAGTCACTGCCCGTGATGACAGTATGACGCCCTATGTACAAGATGGCGACACCATCTATATCGATAAAGGACGAAAAGAGATCAAGGATGGTCGCATTTTTGCAATTCGCTTTGGGGAGCTGTGCTTATGTAAGCGTCTGTATCGACTGCCTGATGGTGGCGTGCGTATCGTCAGCGATAATGCCGCTGAATTTCCTGAGCAGGTCGCCACCAAGCAACAAGTGATTGACGGTGAGTTTGAAGTGATTGGGTGGGTGTGGAGTGTCAGCCGTCTTGA